TTACGATCATCGAGGATAGGGAGATAATGAAACTGCTTGATCTTCTTACCCATATTTTTAGGCATAGCAGTAACATTAGCCAACTGACCAAAGTACGCTTCTTTAGCGGCTTCAACCAGAGCTTTTTTATTAAAGTAATCAGTACGAATCTGAGGACCAACCCCAGATTCTGCACCACCGATTACCGGAGAACCATATTGCATACTCATTTTATTTCACCATAAGTAATAAATTAGATAAATTTCTCAATCCCTACTTTGGCAAATTCTTCATCTGACATTGCTAAGGGATTGAAGTCTATTTTTTGTTTGGTAGTCTTACCCAAACTTTTTGTAGAACTCGCCGCTTTCTTGAGATTATTCAGCTTAGGATCTACAACAGATTTCGTTGCCTTGCTTAAAGTCGTTTCAGCTCTAGATGTGCTAGTAGTTTTGGCAAAGCCGCCTCTAGCATTGATTTGTTCTGCGACATACTTATAGGCTTCCAGATCAGACATTCCTATTGGTAAACGATTCAAAGCTCGTTCAGTTTCTACAGCAGCAGCAATTTTACTGTAAACACCTAATTCAAGGTGTTGATTCAGGACTGCAATACCCGCTGGATTTTCCAATAGCATTTGTTTGCTGGATTCATCCCACTTATTGCTAATAATATCGAGAGTTTGAGCATAGGATTTTGTGTCTTTAATTGAATTTAAAGTTTCATCCAGTTCAACTTCTTTATCATTTACAGTGTAAGTGTTTGGTTTATAACTCGACTTTTCTTCTATGTCAACTTCATCAAGATCAATTTTAGAATCTTGAATTAATTTTTTGACAGCTTCTGGATTCTTTTTATCCAAATCAATAAGAAAATTTAATTTACTTTCATCAAGTAAATTATTATTTTCAAGCATCTTTAAAATCTTTAAATTAGGTTTTAAAGAAGCCATTTTCTTATTATAGTTTGCTCCCATTTGCATTAAGGTACGAATGTCATCAATATTATCTACTGACATTTCATGACCATTTGCTTTAAAAGGAGCAAATATTTCTTTTAACTGATCTTCAGCAGTTAATTCTTTTTTAACTTCTTCTTCAGAAGATTCTTCTGTTTCTTCAGTTACAGTTTCTTCTGTTTCTGTAGTTTCTTCTTCAACAGTTTCTTCTGTAGATTCTTCTTCTGTTTCAGTTTCTTCTTGAGTATCAACAGATTCTTCTTCTACTTCATCATTAAACCCATTAGCCAATAAAGCATCAAATGCTTCATCATCCATATCCAATGGATTAATTTCTTGAGACTCTTCTGTTTCTTCAACTGCAGTAGTTTCTTCTTCTACTACAGCTTCTTCAGCTTCGGTACTCATTATTCATCTCCATTCATTTCTTCAGCAAGCAACTCTTCACGGGTTAATTCATGATCTTCTAATGCTTGCATAGCATTAGCACCTTGCTGATATACAGAAGATAAATAACTGCGTAACTGACCAATCGAATCAATAGCTCGATTGATATAAGCTTGTTGATCATCACCTGACATTTGAAAATCAGATTTAAGATGAACCAATCGAATAGCCTCTTTCTCTAAATAACCTTCATTAATAAGCAATTTAAAGTCTTTATTTTTACTCAGCTTTTCTAAAGCTTTAAACAAACTAATTTTATATTTAGCTTGTTCAATACTAATTTCAATTTGATCTAATGCGTTCATACGTGTGTCCTCTTTAAGAGATTAAAATTAAGGGCTATTAGGTTGCCCGATACCTTTAAAATCACTGAAGCTTTGGTTTTAATAAAGCTTCGGCTGCTTTTAAATCTAGTTGGGATTGTCTCTCCAAATCTTTCTTCTGTAACTCTTTCTGATGATCTGCTCCAGATTCTTTCTCCAAGAATTCCAAATCTTTAAGATCAGCAGTACTACCCAAATCTTTAGCTTTAGCCAATTCAGTTTGAGTCTTGGCTGTTTTCAATTGAACATCTACAGCATTCTCTTGACCCTTAGCTTGTTCATTAGCTACCTGTGCCTCTAACAAGGCAATACGTAATTCAGCTTCTTTCTGAGCCATTGGATCAGGTTGAGGCTGATAATTCTTAATCTCTTCAGCCAATTCAGGCATCTTACGTAAACGAGCTATATCTGAAAGAATTATACGAGTTAAACCAGGATCTTGATTATTACCCATAGTCTGAAGCATAAAGGCTAATTCTTGAGCTTTCTCATTATCAGCTTCAGCAGTAGATATGGATAACTTAAGATCAAAATTACCTGCTAAATCATCTCTACGAATCTCTACGAATTTATCATTGGTAATACGTACTACTTCCTGATCAGAAAGGAATACAGCATTCATAGCAATAATCTTACGACCAACCTGCTTAAATCCTTCTGCTATACGCCTCAGAATGCCTAGCTCACGCTTCGATGTGGCATCCAAGGCACTCTTAATACCACCTACATTATCGCCCAGTGCAGCTCCACTGATACCGTTATGGAAGGCTTTTACGCCAGTCATACTCTCTGCTTCAGTATGATTATGATCCAGCATATATACAGCAGATTGTGGTACTTCAGGATAGGTATGATTAATAATGGCATTACGAGGATCAACATTAGGACTAAACATATAGTCCTGTCCATTCTCATATCGTCTACGATTAGTCAGATCAAGAACATCCTCACGCATACCAATCTGACCATTGGCACTACGACCCATGATGTCAACCATGCCTCTAGTTACGGCACCAATAATCTTCTGATTATCAATTAATAACTCACCATCAGGCTCTCCATATAAAGAGTTTCTGACAGGTAAATAAGGTACGATAACAAAAGGAATTTTCTTATCTGGGAAGGGATTCTCTTCCATACGAATCATCGTATTACCAACCCATGTAGCTACAATAGGAGTAGTTTTACCTGACCCATCAATATCGTAGTAACCCCAATATTCATAGGCTACAAGCTTCTTACGAGGCTCATCTTTAAACGTAAAATTAGTATTATCAGAAGTATTACGACTATCTGGATCAGCTAAAGGAGAGGCTGATTCAGTAATAATTGCATCCAGATTTTGATAGTTAATACTAGATTTCTCTAAATCAGATTTAGATGTTTCAAATCTGTATATAACAAATTCCATCTTATCTGGATCACCTTTAGCAGTAGGATCAAGGATAATATCCTGATAGTCACACACTTCTACTGTAGGTTGATTCTTGATTACATTAACTGACTCAACTTCTTCAAAACCAGTTACTTGACCAATATATGAAATATCTGTTTCCATAAATAATTCATGGGCACCACGTACTTCATCAGGTAATTGGTTATATTCATCTGGATACAACTCCATAAGCTGATGTAACTCTTGTTCAGCTTGTGGAGCATTAGGATCAAGATTAGGGGTATATTCAATAATCGGAACCTGTTCAATCGTAGGTTCATCTTCATATTCCCAACCCACCCTAAAAATAAGAGTACCTTGATCTACTGCAGCTCTAACTGCATTATCAATTAAACGAATCTTATTTAATTTAGTATTAAATTGATTATTCAGAATAATCTGATTCTGAATAGCTGCATCCTTATCTCCATGAGATACAGGATTAACATTAAAAATATCTTCAGTACTTAAGAATGGTTCAGATAAAGATGGGTATCTCCATTCAGCCTGTTTACGAATAAGCTTAGGCTGGATAGAAGAACGACCTTTAACCTTCTTAGGTTTAGCTGGACCAGTTACATTATAGTAATCCAACCAAGTATCTATCTTCTGTTGTTGTTCTTTATGATCTACAAGAGCATCTGTTAGATCATTCTTTAGATCCAATAAAGAAGGCTCTTTTTCCCAATCAGTAAGTTTAGCTTTAGCTGTACTAAAGGCTTCTATAAATATATCTTTTTCATTAGCCATAACTAAAACCTATACATAAAAATTAGGGTCTTTATTTAAAGTACCTTCAATATCTGCCTGATAGTGAATATCTACTGTAAACAGAAAAGGTTCATTGCTCAAAGGACCAGTAATTGTAGGAATAGATGTTGGTGCAAGATGTACCATAACAAGACCATCTACAGCAATAGTAGCCGTATCCAATTGTGTTGCTGTAGGTGTTGCAGATGATAATTGTATTTCCTGTACAACATGACAATATCGAGGATAGTTAGTAATATTCATTACTGCAGCTCCATCTACATTAACAACATCACTACTATCAATTACAGGTGTAATAGGTGTATTAAATACAGAAAAAGGAGCAGATGCTTGTCTATCAGAATACGTTATATTTGTGCCCCAAATTAATGGTGTTGTATCAGTAATACCTGTTCCTTGATGACCCCAATGTACATGCAAATATAGATCAGTATTTACTGCATAGTCGTGTGGTATGTGAAATATAAAATCTATTGCGTCATTAACACTAAAAGCCCATGCATCAACAGTACCAATAAATGCTGCTTTTGTCGGTCTAGTAGGACCAGAAATATCTTCTTTATATACACCAATAATATCTTTCCATACCTTACCTGTCAGAGTGTACTGAGTACCATCTGTAATAGGTCTACGTCCATGTGTAACACCTACGGGTGTAGGTAATTGATTATCATCATCAGTATCTACTACGTTACCAGTTACATTTAATAATGCTTTAATTTCTGCAGCATTTTGATCTGCAGTAGCATTAGGCTCAATACCGTCTAATTTAGCTTCATCAGCATCTGTAAAAGCATTGGTATTAGCATTAGATTCATAAAGAGTTTTAACCTCAGAAGCAGTTACAA